CCTTGAGTGGCAAGTTCGAACGAAGCAAGTATTACCGCTTGCTGAACGGAACCTGGAAATTCTACTTTGTAGACTCTTACAAAAAGCTTCCCGACAACATTACTGACCCGAATACGAATACAGATTCGTGGAATGATATTCAGGTACCCGGTAACTGGGAAGTACAAGGACACGGAATAGCCATCTACACCAATCATGGTTATGAATTCAAGCCGCGCAATCCGCAACCTCCGGCTCTTCCCGAAGCGAATCCGGTGGGAGTTTACCGTCGGGATATTGATATTCCGACAGATTGGGACGGACGGGACATCTACCTGCATCTGGCAGGAACCAAGTCCGGCGTATATGTATATATCAACGGGCAAGAAGTTGGATATAGCGAAGACTCCAAAAATCCGGCAGAGTTTCTTATTAACAACTATGTGAAGCCCGGCAAAAACGTGCTTACCGTTAAAATCTTCCGTTGGAGCACCGGTTCCTATCTGGAATGTCAGGACTTCTGGCGCATGAGCGGTATTGAACGCGATGTTTATCTGTATTCACAACCTAAAGCAGCCCTCAAAGATTTCCGAGTGAAGTCTACCCTGGATGACAGCTACAAGAATGGAATCTTCAGCTTGAATGTCGATTTGAGAAATCACGAGAAGGCAGCAACTAATCTTACATTAGTTTATGAGCTATTGGATGCACAGGGAAAAGTAATCTCTACTGAAGAGAAGACCGCCTATATCCCATCGAACGAAGTACGTACACTTTCTTTCGATAAGAAACTGGCAGATGTCAATACATGGACATCCGAACATCCGAATCTGTACAAACTGCTGATGACCGTCAAAGAGAATGGCAAAATAAATGAGATTATTCCTTTTAATGTAGGATTCCGCCGTATTGAAATCAAACCTATCGAACAAAAAGCTGCTAATGGAAAGCCATACGTTTGCCTGTTCATCAATGGTCAGCCACTGAAACTGAAAGGGGTAAATATCCACGAACACAACCCGTCAACAGGTCATTATGTAACAGAAGAGTTGATGCGTCGTGACTTCGAGCTTATGAAGCAACATAACCTGAACAGCGTACGCCTCTGCCACTATCCGCAAGACCGCCGTTTCTACGAACTTTGCGATGAATACGGTCTTTACGTATACGATGAAGCCAATATCGAAAGCCACGGAATGTATTACGATCTTCGGAAGGGTGGTTCATTGGGTAACAATCCCGAATGGCTGAAACCACACATGGACCGTACCATCAATATGTTCGAACGTAACAAGAACTATCCGAGCGTCACCTTCTGGTCGCTGGGAAATGAAGCCGGAAACGGATATAATTTCTATCAGACTTACTTGTGGCTGAAAGAGGCTGACAAAGAGCTGATGAATCGTCCGGTCAACTATGAGCGTGCTCAATGGGAATGGAACTCCGATATGTATGTTCCGCAATATCCGGGTGCCAACTGGCTGGAAAATACAGGAAAGAACGGCAGCGACCGCCCTGTAGCTCCTTCCGAATATGCACACGCAATGGGAAACTCCACCGGAAACCTGTGGGGACAATGGCAGGCGATTTACAAATATCCGAACCTACAGGGTGGATATATCTGGGACTGGGTAGACCAAGGTCTTCTCCAGAAAGATGAGAATGGAAAAGAATACTGGGCTTACGGAGGTGACTTCGGTGTAGACGCGCCGAGCGATGGCAACTTCCTCTGCAACGGTCTTGTCAATCCGGATCGCGGTCCGCATCCGGCAATGGCTGAAGTGAAATATGTACATCAGAATGTAGGTTTTGAGGCAGTAGATGCCGCAGCCGGCATATTCAAAATCACCAACCGTTTCTATTTCACCAATCTGAAAAAGTATCAGATTCACTATAACGTACTCGCTAACGGAAAGACTATAAAAGGTGGAAAAGTATCTTTGGACATTGCTCCGCAGGCATCCAAAAAATTCACCATACCGGTAAACGGCTTGAAAGCCCAACCGGGAGTGGAATATTTTGTAAACTTCAGCGTGACAACCACAGAACCTGAACCGCTGATTCCAACAGGATATGAAATAGCATACGACCAGTTCCAGCTTCCTATCCAGGCAGAGAAAGCTATTTATAAAGCAAACGGTCCGGCACTGAAAACAACGACTCAAGGAGATGAGCTAATCGTTTCTTCTTCCAAAGTGAATTTTGTATTCAACAAGAATAGCGGATTAGTTACCTCGTATAAAGTGGACGGCACAGAATATTTCAAAGACGGATTTGGTATTCAGCCTAACTTCTGGCGTGCTCCTAATGATAATGATTATGGTAATGGCGCTCCTAAACGTTTACAGGTATGGAAGCAATCAAGCAAAAACTTCCACGTAACGGATGCAACCATGACAACAGAAAATAAGGTAGTTTCCTTAAATGTGACCTACTTATTGGCTGCCGGCAACTTGTATGTTGTCACATACAAAATCTATCCGAACGGAGTAGTCAATGTAAATGCCAAATTCACGTCAACAGATATGCAGGCAACAGAAACTGAAGTTTCCGAAGCTACCCGCATGGCTACGTTTACTCCCGGAAGTGACGCTGCCCGCAAGGCCGCTTCCAAACTGGAAGTTCCCCGTATCGGTGTTCGTTTCCGCTTGCCGGCACAGATGAACAACGTACAATACTTTGGCCGTGGTCCGGAAGAGAACTATATCGACCGTAATCATGGAACCCTCGTTGGCGTATATAAGACAACAGCAGATAAAATGTACTTCAACTATGTACGTCCACAGGAAAACGGGCATCACACCGATACCCGTTGGATCGCTTTATCTCCCGCCAAAGGAAACGGCCTGGTTTTGGTAGCCGACAGTACGATCGGTTTCAATGCCTTGCGCAACTCTATCGAAGATTTTGACTCTGAAGAGGCACTGCCCCACCCTTACCAATGGAATAACTTTAGCCCGGAAGAAGTAGCCAATCATGATGAGAATGCCGCCCGTAATGTATTGCGGAGAATGCATCATGTTAATGACATCGTTCCGAGAGATTTCGTAGAGGTTTGTGTGGACATGAAGCAACAAGGTGTAGGCGGATATGACAGTTGGGGTGCACGCCCGGAACCTTTCCACCAAATCCCGGCTAATCGTGATTACCATTGGGGCTTCACATTAGTACCTGTTCGCTCGGCTAATCAGGCCAACGAAGCGGCTAAATACGATTATCGATAACCTTAGTATAAATTTTTAAAGAAAAAACCCATGAAAGATTTATCTAGCATTGTAGCTAAATTTAAAGTCCAAGGTACGATAGAAGAAATCAAACCTTTGGGTACAGGACTTATTAACGACACTTACAAAGTAAACACCAAAGAAGCAGATGCTCCCGACTACGTTTTGCAACGCATCAATCATGCCATTTTTCAGAATGTAGAGATGCTTCAATCCAATATTACCGCTGTCACCAATCATATTCGCAAGAAACTAACGGAGGCAGGAGAAGCGGATATAGAACGCAAGGTTTTGAGTTTCCTCGAAACAGAAGAGGGTAAAGCATATTGGTTCGACGGTGATAGCTACTGGCGTGTGATGGTATTCATCCCACGCGCCAAAACGTATGAGACGGTGAATCCCGAATATTCAAATTATGCTGGAGAAGCTTTTGGTAACTTCCAGGCTATGTTGGCCGATATTCCGGAAACATTGGGTGAAACCATACCTGATTTCCACAATATGGAGTTCCGCCTCAAACAACTACGTGAAGCCGTTGCAAAAGATGCTGCCGGACGGGTATCGGAAGTGAAATACTATCTGGACGAAATAGAGAAGCGTGCAGATGAAATGTGTAAAGCAGAACGTTTATATCGTGAAGGAAAACTCCCCAAACGTGTTTGCCACTGCGATACGAAAGTGAATAACATGATGTTCGACGAGGATGGCAAAGTGCTTTGTGTCATCGACCTGGATACGGTAATGCCCAGCTTTGTCTTCTCCGATTATGGAGATTTCCTTCGTACAGGCGCCAACACGGGTGATGAGGACGATAAAGACCTTGATCGTGTAAACTTCAATATGGAAATATTCAAAGCGTTTACCAAAGGCTATCTGAAAGGAGCCAAATCATTCCTGACTCCAATTGAGATTGAGAATCTTCCTTATGCAGCCGCTTTATTCCCATACATGCAGTGTGTACGGTTCTTGGCAGACTATATCAATGGAGATACTTATTATAAAATCAAATATCCGGAACATAATTTGGTTCGTACTAAAGCACAATTCAAACTGCTTCAAAGTGTGGAAGCCAACACACCGGAAATGATCGCATTCATCAACGATTGCTTAAAGAATTGAGAATAGAGGAAAAAAGAGAATGGAGAATTATCTATTTGGTAAAGGCTCCATTCTTCCAATGATAAACAATCGGACGGCGGAGAAACGGTTTCAGTTTCTCTGCCGTTTCTGTTGACATATAATCAGGAGTAGCCAATGTAACAGTCAATTCTGTATTTTCTTTATTAAAATCGGCTTTCATCAATAATATATCTGCCGAACGGCGTGCCTCGTCAAACTCATAAACACCTGCTGAATCCGGCGTATTCAGAAAGTCGCCCATCACAGGCAGGGTAATATAGAGAGATGCTGTAAGCGGTTTCCAGTCATCTGTATAGAAACGGATGCTGCTGTCGCAGGCAGGTGCACAAGCTGTAGAGACTGTACAGATCACGTTCGTCGAGTCATTCAAAGCCAACACTTTCATCTGCCAGGTAGATTGAGAAGACATCTGCATACGGATATAATCTTTACTTAGATCAGTCATCTCCGACTTCTTGCCGAAACGATTCTCTACTTGCGCTTTCATCTTACTTTCCAGAAAGTCAATACAATCTTCCCGGTTTACTTTGGTTAGTAACGGGCTTAGAGAATCCGGCATATTCACAAACAGCGTTTTGGCTTCTTGTGCCCAAAGAGCGGTCGAAGCAAAGAGTCCGACAGCAGAAAAGAATATAGTGATTACAAATTTATTTATTTTCATATCTATCTTATTTAACCTGTGACAAACAGATTTTGTGTAACTGTTTTAATTTTTAGACCCCAAATATAAGAAATTTGGGGATATTTTCAAGTAATTATTTATACTTCAAGCATTTAGCTTATACAATTTTAAACCTTTGTAAATCATTAGTAAAACCGAGACTAAAAAAGCATCAATATTGAATGATTTTATATGCAAATATAGTGAATACTTTATATAATAGAAACAAAGTTGGATATAATCAAAAAGGCAGCTTATCCGGCTGCCTTCTCTATCTTTTCTCTAAATGTTCTCAACTGGTCAATAGTCGGGTAAAACGTAGGATTCTCCCAGTTCCTCGAAATCACCGCTATCATCGAATCAAGGTACTTTCCGCAATCGAGAATTTTGGCGCATTTATCTAGCTGGAATTCCCCGACCGGGTATCTCTTATTGTTGAGCGTTTCTTTAGCCCAAGTTAGCAACTCGTTTATTGAGTCGTAGTCGTATTACTTTTAACTTCCCATACTAATGTTAGTTTTCGGCAAAGGTATAAAAAATCCCCGACTACATAGCCAGGGACAAACACAAAGATGCAACCTTTGCTATCACAGCGACAGGCACAAGCCAGTCCAAAACCTTTTCTAAGCGTTCCACAACATAACCATGAGCAGACGGCAGAAATCGTAATGATACCTGTCGTCCGCTTGTTCCAGCAATATGTCGAGGTTAGTCCTCATAATTCATTGCGGTCATGTACTCCCAGATCTTACCAGCCGGTGCATCTTCATCAGCGAAGTAGAACCGGTAAGCGGCTTTTAGAAGCATTGCTTCGTCCAATACTACGCACATGTCGGCATAAAACGAGTTGAAAGCAACGTATTTGTCCCATGGCGTCGTCCCGGACGGGAACGGCATGGATTTAGTCGCCTCCATGATTTGCTCTATACTCCAATGTGCTCCGGTTTTCTTTTCACCGGATGCGCTGGTGTATCTGATCTTCTCTACGTCAACCTCTGCGAAATGTTTATCATAGTGGGGACCGTAAAGGGCTTCATGTTGCTCCCTCATGAAAGACATGTATAGTTCCGGATGTTCTTCCTTCACTACACAGAGAATTTCATCCACACTCTCCACGCTTTTCCACATAGCCTTATCGGAGGTTACACCGTCCGCCTTGGCTTTCTTCATCATATCTATATACTTCATAATTCTATTTTTTAGTATTAATGTTCTTTTCCTTCTTTACGGACTTTCCCGGTGATAACCTTAGCACCGGTACGGGTTCGTTAAGCGGGAAAGGTGGCGGAAATAGTCAGTGGAGTAGCAAGGCTTACGCCATAGGCACGATTGCAACATTTTACATTTTCCGGTGTCACCTGTGTAACAAGCGGAGTCAAAGAGATAGTAGGGACAGCACCGGCAGCACCAATGAATGCGACCTTGAACTGTTCAACCCATTGCTTAGTAACAGAACGGCAAGAACCTTTCGGAGTGTAGGCTACAAGAACGGCAGCGTTTATTGTCACGATAGTTTGAGTATTTACCGTCTGTTGCTCTGCAACGGTAAAATTAACAATGCTGGTAGGCTGTACACCATTGTCAGCGCAAAACGCCTGGCATAAGTTTTCCACTACGTTAGTCAGATATTGCTGGCTGGTAGCAGCGATTGCAATTGGAGTTAATTGAATCATAATAATAAAGATTTATATGTTATTTTTCGTCCGCATCTTCACCTTGCGGAGTAGGTTCTTCTGTCAACACGCTATAAGATGAAGTTGCCTCTTTAATAGGAAGATTGTATTTGAGAAGGGTTTTCAACTCTTCCAAGTCCTCCGGCTCAAATTCAACCTTTCCTTCAAACAGGGACAAACCTCCGTTTTTTATAGCATCATCCACCACGTTATGGGCAAGTTGCGGGATGGAGTCATCCGGGATACCGCTTATATATTTGGCGAGAAAAGGTTCTACGAGAGAGGACGAAACACCATCAAGAACAGGAGATATCTCCTTTGCCATGCTCCACATCGGGCTTACCCATCCGGTAGATTTTATCTTCGATTCGATGCTGGAAAGAAAAGGCAACCGGCTCAAATTATTACCTAGCAACTCCTGGATAGCGGGCTGCGCCCATTTATTGAGCACAGCCGCCAGTTTTTGTGCGTTGGAATACATAACGCTTACCCGTTACAGCAACATCCGGTATCACACACCTTTCTTTGAGGAACAACAAGCTCACTCAACGCAGCCAGTTCTGCAATCTGTTGTTTCATACAGCTAATCGTAGCGGTATTTACACCATTGTAAACTGCCTGATTCATGTTGATTCCATTTTGCTCATCCTTGTTTCTGTTGATGATAGTCAGAAGACGATCATAAACATCAGCAAGTTTCTGATCCGTGTAGGTGTTAGACTTAAGCAACGCAATTTCAGAATCTTTCGCTGCAAGCTTATCCATCATACCGGCTTCATAGCGGCTGACAGGTCTGTCTTCCGAAGTAATTACTTCTACCGGGCCTGCGTAACCTGCATTACGTCCGTTTCCGCAACCACCAAAGAGACTTCCTGCATTAAGCCCAAGGAAAGACGCAATACCAGCGGAAGCACCCACTGTGTTATAATTACCTTGTCCCTGTCCGGTGACGCTGTATTCCTCACCACTCATTCCTTTAATTTTCATAACTTATAAGTATTTATACACGGTCAACGTTAACCGTGTAACAAAGGACAGGAAAAGTGCGTTGCTCCTAAACTATTCCGTTGCTACATCGTTGCTAATATGTTGCAAGTTCGTTGCTACACTCCATTTTTTGATCTTGTACTGGAAGTTGTTCCGGATCTTGTTTACTGACTGTCTCGTAAGTTTTGTAACGGAAGATATTTGGGTATCGGTGAGCTTTTGGGCCAGCAAATGTATGAGAATATATCTTGCGTCCACCGCTTCTTCGGAGTTGCTATGGATCATATCGATCTCCTCTACTCCCGTTTCTTTTGACACGGCTACGACCAGCTCTTTATATAAATCTATATTTTTCATGTTGTCAAACATATATAGTTGAAAAACAAAACATCGCAAAATCTGTTGATAAAGCTACGGAAGCCCCTTAACAGTCCCTGCGATGTTAGCCCGTGTATGATTTGGTCGTCTGAAACGGGTGTGGGGCTTTCTTCTATCCCGCCCCTGGATTATTTGTTAACGATTACCGGCCTTCTACTTTACCGGTTCCCGATTAATTTCTGATTATCTCATAATTTTTCCTCCTTTCATTGAACTTTTTTCATTGGAAATTGTTGTATAGCTGAATTTTAAACTTTTCATACCGGGGAGGTCTGTGAAGATATTAGCCGGTTAATTTCTGGATAACTTAAGCATTAACACAATAGATAGTATTACAATTACGCCAACAGCCCAGCCGCCAAGCTCTATTTTCATCCGCTGCCACCGGGTTAGCTGTTTCTCCACCGGATAAGGGATCTGCACGGAATCGGTCAGCATAACCGTATCTGTTTTGTTAATTGTCAGATACCAGTATTTATACCGATACTTCTCTTTGTAGACAGTATCTCCCTTTACGAATAGGAATATACTATCATGCTCATAGATGCTGTCAAAACGGATGCTGTCACGTGTTTTGTACTCCGTTTTCACGGTCTCTACCGGAACATACTTAATGTTCCGGCAGGATGTGAGACATATTACCAGCATCAATAGAATGATGTAGAGCAAGTTTTTCATAAAACACTATCGCTTGAAGACCATTCCGAACTTGCCAGCAAAGTATTCAATTCTTCGCCTTCGTATACCGGATAAGGGTAAACCGGCTCTTGCGGAGTCTCCTCTTCGTCCAGTAACGGCAAAGTCATGATACTTGG